TTTTTATTTTTATAACTCTTTGCTGTGTTCCATTTATTCTTTGATTTTGAGTATATTCATTTGTTTTTTCGTCTCTTACAACATAACCTTTATCTGCCATTTTCTTTTTTATTCCATTCCAATTTATTTCATTTTCTTTTAAAATTTCATATAATTTGTTTGGTATAAAATAATAATACATAATTGAACCTTTTCCATCTGTTGTTTTTTCTAATTTTCCCCAGATTTGTCCAGATGGTGGATAACCATTATTACTATCATAAAAATTATTAATATTTGCATTTGCTATATCTATGATTAAATCTATATATCTATCAGCTTCATCAATATCTTTTGTAAAATAATCTTTTGCTTCTACTAATGTTATTGAACTATCATTAAAAATCGACTCTGAAACAATTTTATCAGCAAGTAATATAGTTGCTATAGCATTTATTTGTTTTGGAGAATTTTCTTCTTTTTTTAATTCTGAAATTATTTTGTTGTATTCTTCAAATAAATCTTCCTTATTTTGTATAATCTCAATAAATTCTTTTCCTGCAAATCCATAATTATTAAGAATTAAACTTACAACTTCATTACCATTTTCTATTATTTTTTCATTTTCTTCTATTTCAATTACTCTGTTCTTTACACCTTCCTTAGAAGATGAAGATGTTATAGGCTCTTCTCCAGATAAAATGATTATATTGTCCCATTCTGTTGTTTCTGTCAGTCCTCCATCTACAGTACCTCTATCTCTTCCTTTTCCTTCTGTTAACTCATAAATTAAAGCATCATAATTTTTGTATTTTGATTTTGTGATTTGTAATTCATCTAATATAAGTGGCATATTTCTTAAGAAATTACATAATCTTTCTGATGCTACTTTTGTACTATCCAGACTAGATAATAATTTTCCTTTTGCTGGGTTACCCCAAATACTTGCACATATCATTTGTGCTACTGTTTTTCCATTGCTTGATTTTCCCCACAAATGAACTATAAATGGATTTATTTGAAATATTTTTACTAATGGACTAGCAAAACTTGATGCCATTAAAAATCTTAGTGTTCTACTATTTGCTCTTAATTCTCTCATCTTTGTTTTCCACTTTTCATAGCTTCCTTTTTCTGAAACTGCTTCAAAAATATTTTTATATGCTACATCTCCATCATATTTATATTTTGAAGTATATGGTATGAAATCTTCATTAATCCAACCTAAATGCGTTATTCCATCTATTGCCTCTAAATTATTTAATTCTATGATATCTGCTAAATACGAAACTAGATTTTTTGCGTTTTCTGAATTTACTTCTATTCCTCTATTAGCTAATTGTATAACTGCTGTATTACTTGCAATCATTTTTCTTTCAACTATTACATATTGCCATTTTTTCCTTTTATAGAAGGCTAATTTCACTTTCTCTATATTGGTATCTATATTGTTAATTATTTCTATTGGTAACACTGGATGCGGACATGCTTTTATTTTTAGAGGTTGCATTAAACTGTTATAATCAACTTTGTAAACTCCAGTATCATCTGCGTTCCATTGTCCACATTCTAATTGAGTATATGGACAATCTGTAAAATTTGTTTTGTTTCCACCTTTGCTTTTTAAACTCTTAATATAACTTTCTTGATATCTTTTAAAAAGATTATTGAATTGTCTTGGAATTTTTAGTTCTTTAGCTTTTATTTGAAGTTTTACTATCTCTTTTTCTTTTCTTATTGGATCTTTTATTTCTAAAATGTATTTAAAAATTTCCTCATCTAAAATACTATTTGGATTTAATTTTTCTATTTCATAAGGTGGATTTTCTTCAAGTATTTTCTGCTCTAATTCTTCGTTCAATTTCTTTGCACCACCTTTCTTCTGTTTTTTTAAACCACAACCAATCTTCTTCTGTTCCAAAGATTAGCAAATTTATATAATATTCAATTATATTTTCTTTTTGCATTTTCTCAATTTTATTCAAACTATGTAAATAATCGCATAACATTTGTAAAGTCTTGTTATGCCATATCTTAAATCTTTCTTTTGCTTGTTGTATTTGTTTATATCTATTTAGTTCATAACTTGTTGTTTTCTTTCCAAAGTCTATTCCCAGTCCAAGTATTGCATTTATTTGTTTTGCACTTTCATAAGCGTTTATGTTTAATGTTTTAGATACTAATGTTATGCAATCCCCTGCTACTCCACAACCAAAACATTTAAATATTTGCTTTGATTGTGAAATAGAAAATGAAGGTGTTTTTTCCTTATGAAAAGGACAACATTGTTTTTTCTTTATTCCAAAATATTCTGCTACTCTTACAATGTCTGCTCTTTGTTTTACCTCTTGTATTTTATTCATAACTTACCTCCTAGAAAGGTAAATCTTCATCTGATGTTACTGCATTTACAAAGTCCTCAAAAGCCTCTCCTTTTTGTGGTAATTTCTTTATTTCAGGCACTTTAAATTTTCCCTCTTTTATAGCTTGTACTGTCCTAATAAATTTCACTTTTGTTGAAGTTCCAACACTTCCATCAAGTTTTTCATATTCTTCTTCACCAAAAATAGCTCCACATTTTAGATTTGCTAATTTCTTTTCATCCCAGTCCCATTTGAAGCCATCATTACTATCTTCTAAAGAAGTCATTAATCCTTTTAAGAATCCTGCTGCTTTCTCTCCTTCTAGCATTTGTCTGTATATTGCTCCTGCAGGCCATTTTTTCTCTGCTCTTGTATCTTCATCAAATCTCTTTTTAAAGAAGTCTTTTTTATCTCCTTCTAAAATATCTAATGCTATTACTAGCATTCTTTTTCCTGATTTAGATTTTTCTTCTTTTGCACTTTTTATTTTGCATATGTATCCTCCTGCCTCCAATTTTTCATATTCTCCTGTTATTGCTTGTGCCTCATCATATCCTTTTACTTTTTCCATAATTATTTTTCCTCCTTATTTAATTCATAATATTCTCTAATAGTTGTATCAACCATTTTTAGATCGTTATCTATTTCTTTATCTGCAAACATTTCCAAAGGTGTTTTACATATATCACTTCCGTCGCTTTGAGTTCTAAAATAATGTTTATTGTTATCTGACATACATCTCAAAGCTATCGTAAACATTCCTTCTATGCATACTTTTTCATCAAGTAACTTACCTATTGTTTTTGGTTTAATATCTCCAAAATCGTTTTTGTCTTCGTGCATAATAAAATAAACTATTTTGTTGTCAGGTAATTTATTTTTTACAAATTCTATTAAGCCCCAGAAGTGGTCTCCAATTTCATTGTATAAGTTAAATACTCCATTTCCTCCGCCAGTTGCAGTATGCTTATTCATAAAATGATTTGTAATTAAATATCCTGCATCATCTATTACTATTGTTTTCTTTTCTGTACTAAATATTGCTTTTAATATTTTTTGATAATCATCTGTACATATAGTACTTTCAAATTTCTTTTTAAATGGTAATGGTTTTTTTATTACATTAACCAAAGCTAATTCTTTTTCGCCAAAATTCCTTAAGCTTGTTGATTTTCCACTACCACTTTTTCCGAATTATTAATACTGGTATTCCCATTGTTTTGTTCCTCCTTTAACAATTTTAATATTTCATTTAATTTTTCTTCATCATCCTTGTTATCCCATATAAATTTGCACCATTTTACAAGTGTCTTATCATTAAAATCTATTCTTGACATAGCTTCTATTTCAAACTTCGTAAATATTGTGTTTTCTTCAGGTTTACTTAATATATAATTCATTGTATTTATTTTTTTTATTAAATTTTCAGTTCTTTCTTTATCTTTTAAAATATTTGCTAAAGTTGCTTCATCAACTTTAATATTTAATGTGTCTTTATAATATCTTTTTATTATCTCTATCTTATTCGTAGTGATTCACCTCTTTCTTCATAATGTGCAAATAATATGTTTTCCCCTGTATCTAAAGCTTGTCTTATTTTTGTATTATCAGGTTCAACTTTTAAGTATTTTTGAGGTATATTACTATAATCTTCATCAATCCATAATGGAGCTAGTCCACCATTCTTTTGTATTCCAAAACTAAATTTAGCTGTTTTGAATTTTGTTTTTCCTGTTTCTATCATTACTTCTTGAAGTCTATCTTTTAAAAATTTTGCTCTGTTTTCAAAGCTTTTTTGTCTTGCTTCTAGTCTCATTTTTTCTTGTTTACAAACATCTGCATCTGCTAAAAGCTCCTTAATTATTACTGCATAGTTATCTGCTTTGTCTTCAATTTCTCCTTCTATACTTTCTAATGTATCTAATATACATTGTTCATCAATTTCTTCTTCATATAGCATATCTGCTACTTGTTTATAATTTTCTTTTAATTCATATAAATTACTCATTTTCTTGACCTTTCTACCATATTTGTGCTATAATAACAGTAATATGGATTTATATAATAATTCTTATTTGAACTAGTTTAATGATTGGTGTTCACGAACTAGTTCTTTAATTTTGTCTAACACTACTTTTTCATTGTTGTACTTGTTAGCACTTAATAAGTTTTCTATTTTATTAATTAAATCTTCTTGCTTGTCTATTTGTTCTTTTTGCTTATAAATAAATTTGTTTCTATTGTCTATTTGACTATAAGCTAACTCTAATTCTTTCTCTGTATGTTCTAATGCCTTTCTACTTACATTTACTAAACTTTGTAATTCTTTAGTTTTTCTAAAAAACATATTATTTCCTCCTTTCTAAAATACTGTATTTTGGCTAAATGCCCAAACTACACTTAATACTCCTATTGCCCATAAGCTTGTCCATACTACTGCTTTACCTATAAATGCATATACTTTGTTTTTGTCTAGTTTTTTCATTAGTTTCACTTCCTTTCTATCTAAATACTTGTTGCATTAATTCAAATGTTCTGTCTA